TCAGCTGTTACTTCGGCTAGTGGTACGTAATCCCGAGCGAATATCGGGCGGTTTGGAAACAGGCGGTCCAGCAGCCATGTATCCATCGGACGGAAGTTGTTGTGAATGAGGGCAAGCTCACCCACATCCAGAAGTTCAAGTGGAGTACCGTCAATATTAAAAGACTGTGGCATGTTTATTACACCTTAGAAAGTTCGATTTTGTTTTTGGTTGCTTTGGCGCGGGCAGCATCATATTTCGCCTTGTCCAGCAACGCCCCATTTAAAGACACGGCCTCAACGTTAAATACGCCGCCGTAATACACCGGAATTTCAATCCCGTCAGCCGCTTTAATGGTTGCTTCAGCTGCGGTAACGTTCTGGCCACAGATCACATCCCATGATGATTCATCTGCAGCATGAGTCAGTACATTGTCATCAGACAGTGTCAGTAGATCACCGTAATTGTAGGCGGTACCGGCAGTGACCTTACCATTGGCACGGCGCAGCTTTTCATTGTCGAGTACTAGTCTTTTTGTGGTAAATGACACCGGTGGAACATAGTGAATAGCCATGAATTATTTCCCCTTGTTTTGTTCAGCGAAGGCTTTTGCACCTGCTGTGAATTGATGCTCCTGGTTACCACCCTGTCCGCCTTGTCCTTGTCCACCCTGACCACCAGTAGCCTGATGATTAAACAGGTAGTTCAGTGCAGGATTTACAGCTGGTGTTTGTTGTTGCTGTTGGCCAGCTGGTGGCTGCTGCCCACCTGCAGAGAACTGTCGAAGCTGCTTTGAAGTAAAGGCAAAGACAGAATCATCCATATTGGTATATGTAGTTTTATCGTCAGCACTGAACTGTGTTTTCAGCTCTGTTTCTAAAGCTGCAATCTCATCAGCACGTTTCTGTGCTTTAAACTGTTTCAGCTCTTCTAGCGCATCATCGCGCTCCTTTTCTGCCTGCTGTTTGGCCTGTTGTGCTTTTTCTAGTTCGGTCACGTCTGTATCCTCTTCTGGTGGTTGATTGGAGTTAGGTTTGCCTGAGAAGGCTTTGATTGATGTATTCCGATCAGCACCGGTAGAGCAGATCGTGAATTCACGAATACGGTTGTTACGAAAAACGGCGATAGGTCCGGTAAATGACTGACCATTAACCACAACGGTCTGGCCTGTATTTACCTCTTCAACTGAACCCGGATCAATAAACATGGACATTTGAAATGGAAATTCGTCATCAGAGTCCTGGACAATCTCCTTGGCCCGTTCATTAGTCAGAAAGTGTCCTTCTACATCGATCTTTCCATTGGTATCGACTTTTTTAACTACACCGATACGATTAGAGCCGAAGTGCTCTTCCAGTAATGCAGTAGGTGAATCAATTTCGATACCCTCAAGATCAAAGACCACGCCGGTACGGCCCCAATACCAGTGACCATCTACACGTCCACCGCTATACGCCGTACCTTTAAATGTACGCTTATCTCCCTCTTTGGCCTGAGGTACCTCAATGGCTGATGTATTAAAGAGATATTTCAGCCGTTCTTCATTTGGGTCTGGCATTTTTCATGCTCCATAAAAAAACCGCCTTAACGGCGGTTTATTGCGAAATTAAACTATTTATCTCATTAACTTATCTAAAATTTCCTTACCTAGCTGGCGAGTATTCTTTTTTTTCCCATACTTATTAGTTGTGGAAACACCATGTTCAAGTCCCAACTTTTCTAGATAAGGGTAAGCCTTTAAGCTTTCGCCATTCCTAGAAACCAAAATCGTTTTATCTTCAAGTTGCTCTATAAGATGATCGTTCAATTCATAAGAGCGAACCACTCCAGATTGAGATTGATCTATAATTTCATAATTAAAGTTGTTTGCAACCTCAATAAGTTTATAAATATTTACTTTATCCCATTGATTGGAAACAACATATCTATCACCATTGTCCATAATTAAGACTTTACTCTCATCATAGAAATATCTATCTTTTCTATTTTCT